GCGCCGGCATCATTTCAATAACACGCAGCGAATATGGCTTTTCTATCGCTCCGCACGACGAGCATGTCGGCGTCGGTGGATGGGTACCGCTCCAATAAGACGGCATCGTCACAGACCCATGGCAAATGCTACAGACGCCGACTTGCGTATATTCTGGACTGCTCGACGCCGATCCTCCCGAAATGGTGCTATTCACTTCCATAATTCATTCCTCCGGGGCCATTTCCACAACCTGCCGCCTGTACTTGCGTGACAGGTTCCCTTCGTGAAACTCCAGCAATAGCGTGCCAGAGAACCGCTGTTTCCAGAGTCGCGTGATTACCAATAATATCCATTTTATTTTCTCATAAAGTTCAGCAGCGGTATCTGGCGTCATAGGGCCTCAATCATTAAACCTTCGCTGTGTCATGTCGGATATGAACTGTGATAATCGAGCGTCCAAATTATTGACTGCTTCCCGCAATGCAATTCCTGTGGCATCGTGCCCCTTCTCGCATTTTATACACGTATCTTGAAACACGACCCTGCTAAATGTGGTGGTTGTGTATTCGGTCAGCTTTTGGATATATTCTCGCAACTCTGATCTGAATTCAGCGGTCGCTTGGCGGTCTTCCGCCCTGTGTTTTTGGTCTTCGGCTCGCTGCTCAACCATGACTGCAATTTGTGTTTTGAGCCCGAAATATGCGCCTATGCCGGATATAATGCCTGCGATAACCCCGTAAGATCCCGTAAACAGTATTTCATCAGACATCGCCTTTCTCCCCCATGTGCGCATCGTGATTACAGTTTATAATTCACCCACAACTTGATAGAGACATCTCCGCCTGTGCCGCCTGCTGCCCCGGATAGTGTAAGTTTGGCGACATACCCATGGTCCACAGGCACCGACAGGCTGTTTACGACCGTTGTTGCGTTCTCGGCGATCGTTGCCTTGGTATACAGCACAACACCAGCTTCGTCCTCAATGGTCAGCGTGCCCGTGATGGCGTTCGTGAAATTCGGCATCACCACGGCAACATCGGTCATGTGTCCGTTTTCATTAATTGTGAATTGCTTGACGGTTTCGGAAGCGTTGTAGGTAAGGGTTTTTTGCACACGATCCATACTTGACATGATAGTCCTCCTGGCACAGCTTATTTGTTTGCATCTGCAAAGAACTTTTGTAATTGCTCAAACCCCATCGCCTGTCCCTGCATCCATCGTGACCGTATGTCGTCTGGGATTACGCTCTGCTTGAGCGCGTCTATCTGCATGATCCCCAGCAACGCGATGAACTTCTGCCCGTCTCCCTTGACTGAAGCGTCATTCGCAATGCGTGAGAGCATCTTTTTCTGTTGATCGTCCAGGGTCATGCCATCGCCCCCTGCATCGTCGCAACGTCTCTGCCCCCTGACCGCTCTCCGGACGGCATTAGCGCCTCGGCAGCAGCCCCGCCCTCAGGAGACATCGGGGATCCATTGACGGGCTGCACGGCTCCTACCGGGCCGCCCATCACCTGATTGATCTGGTCCTGCTCTTCGGGGAGGATTTTATCACGGTCGATCGGGAGGCCTTTCATCGCTTCGCGCAAAAGCTCCCGGCGACCGTTGCCGATAAACTGCATATCAACGGGATTATTGGTATTGACGAGGAATTCTCCCATCCTGATCTGCGCCTGCTCCTTGACAATGAGGGCCGACGATCCGGTGGCGACGATCTTCATGTCGCCTGCGGGAAATTCCGCGGACGTGTCGTGGTCCATGATGTAGTATGCCTCGGCCTCGACGGATGGTCCCGTGAGTCCTCGATCGATATGCTCAATGACCGCCTTGATCCCGCGCGATGATTGCGAAAGCAGCATACTGGTGGCCGATGCGGTCGTAATGTTTGGCGTCGAGCCTCCATGCGCGTACTTCGGGATACATGAATCGAAATCGGCAACGTCCAGAATGAACTGGTAAAAATCCTTTAGTTGTGCGACGATGAGTTGGATGTTATATAGGCGGATCGCCGGGGTGCCGGTCTTCATCTGGTCCTGAGTCACGAAAAATCTGAAAAACGGATGAATGGGAGATTGGTCGCTGCAACGGTCCTTATCCTGCTCAATGATGGGGCCGGACGCCATGGCTGCATTGATTCCACACGCCCTGAATATCGCATTCGCGGTGATCTGGTGCCCTTTCAGAATGTCGGGGATGGACTGGCCCCAGAACTTATCGGCGTCTTCAATAAACGACGCCTTGTAATAATTGATTTTCCCGTCCTTATTCGGGTTCAGCCGGGCCATGATGACGTGGTTCCCGATCAGGATGCAGTATACGCGGTACCACTTGTCCTTGTCGGTGATGATAGTGCGGTTCTTGTTCATGCCCCACTCGACGAGGTGCTTGCCTTGCGCCTGCCCCCAGAATATCAGCGCGTCCACGTTATCGCCCATATACATCGTATTCGTGGACTTGTTGTCCAGCGCCGCTATTCTCGAATCGATCGCTGTCCATTCCCGCAGGGCTCCATTTCCGGCCTCATTCAGGACCGCGCGGATTTCATTTTCATCGAATCCGTCCACGCCGATCATGCCTTGCAAATCCATCGGGCTGTACTGCGTCTTCCCGATCAGTCCGTCTTGGCATGTTCTGGATCCCACGAGAGGATAGATATTTACGGGAGAAACGCGGCTGTACTGCTCGTGAGGCACATCGTCATAGGTGGTGACATACTTGCCGAGGCCGGGCTCGAATGTCCTTGAGCGTTTGAGTACCATGCGCTCTTCAGGCCCCTTGATAAATGCGGCGGGGAACGTCACAATGTCGCGCACGACTTCACGCTGCGCTGTAAACCATCCCCCTTCTTTCAGGCGATCTTCCACCTTAATCTCAAATCTTTCGGTAATCTCTTTGGCAGTCTGCTTGACTTTCTGGTGGATACGGCTTGCCTGTTGTTTTTTTGCCGCCGTTATCTCGGCATCCATGGCCACAGGATCGAGATTCCCGGCCTGAGCGTACTTCTGAACAATAGCTTCGACTATCGGTTGGCCAAACGCAAGGTCCACCATTTTTTCAATTCCATCGGGGATATCAGGGTCAGGCGTGTTTTCAATGCCGAACGGACGGGTGCCGGCCTGAAAATAGACATCCATGATCCAGTCTTCGCCGGCACGACACTTGGTTTCGATCACCGGCATATATGGCGGATCCCAGTCTTTCCCGTGCAGAGCGGCTATCTCAGCGAGCTTTTTGGCGTCGTACTCCAATGCCCGGCATTGCTTTGCCCAAATCATGCGCTCTTCGATTCCGGATGATATGCGTTCCTGCTTGGCCCGCTGCCAATGACCGCGAACGAACGAGGACAGACTGTTTATCAGCATCGGATTGGCCGCTGCCTGTGATTGCGCTGACGGTGGACCGGCCTGAGCGTTGACAACAGGCAATGGTGGCGGGGCTTGGGTTGCCGCAGCCATGACCGGGACAATACCGGCAGGACGTTCTTGGGGCAATACTGGCGTGATCATGCGTTCCCCTTCGGCCCTGAAATGATTTCAATGGCCGTTGATCTGAGCTTTATCATCATCTGCGGTTGTAACTTCCCGCCCCTCATCTTGCGATCCGGGAAGGATACCATCGGTTTCCCTCCCTGGATGACCCACGTCCCGCTGAGTTGGGGCTCGGAATGAACATTCACGTGCCGAACATCGACATTCATGAGTTTCATGCGCAGTTTTATGTCATCCATGGGAGTTTCGAGATTTCTGGCTCCATATACGCCGCAATGTTCCTCCAGAAATAGCCTGACGTTGCCCTCCAGTGTCGCATGGGCCTCGGCAATGAGTTTCTGTAGTTTCGGACTGGCCATAATGACCGCGCTGCCATCTTTGCCACGTAGTTGCTCGGGGATGATTTCAACCCCGGAGAGTAGTCCGTTATTGGCAGCCATGGTGGTAATCTCCTCGCTCTAAAATTCTTCTGTTTTCCTGTTCGTCAAACCAGCGTTCCAGCCGCGCGAGTGGCGTTGATAAATGCTTTAAATACTGCGAGAATTTGGAGCCGTTAATCGTATGCGCTTGGCGCAGGGGTATCTTGAATGCAACTGCGATGGATATTTGGCCTGGCGTGGCTTGGCGCATTTTTTGGCCCTTCATTTCTCCCTCGGAGAAAAGCGGCTTGCTGATTATTTCCCGATGCCGAACAATCGCCGCATTAATGATGGTTTGTAGAGTTCTGATATCCTGATACTCCCCGTCACCACGGGATCGGCCATTGTACCTTTCGGAGACAACAGAAGTCTCGCCATTGCCTCCGCCGTGTCTTTCGCATGCGCTGGGCCATTGGCATCAATTACAAACTGTATTTCGAGGCCCTTTGTCGCCACTACCACGGCAAACTTTTTCATATATGCCTATGCCCCTTTATATTCTCGGCCTTCTTCCGCCATTGTTGAGCAATAGAAACGTGATGATCGCCCCCACAATCAACCAGCACCATGTTGCAATATCCCAAACGATCATTGATCACACCAATCCGCCTGCAGGCACCACCTGCCGCCTGACGCTTCCCTCCTGAGCGCGAACTGTGCTTGGGAGCGGCAGTCGCTTACGGACCCACTGTCCGATTGCGTATGCCATCACGCGATCATCGAAACACCCTCGCTCGGCGCCCATTGATCCATCGGCATTGTGTTTGTACAAGACCATCTCCCGGAATGTGTCGGCGCAGACAATGCCATCCATGCCCTTGTTGACGAGTTCAACGAGATTGTCGATCACCAGAGCCTTGGCGTCGCCCATTTTCCCGCCGCGCGTCAGCCAACCGTAGCGCATGACGGGCCTGTGCGGAGGGTTCGGCGTCTCTTCGCCATAGAGATTTTTATACTTGAGTTCCGATAGCTTCCCGACGACGGCTGTGCCGTGATTGTTGCGCTCCGGAACGATCCAGGCTGTGTTGTAGCGATAGCCGATATGCGAGAGGAGGATTCCCAATTGCACGGGCTCACATTTGCCGTGCCAGTGAGCAACCTGCCTGCCGGTCAGTTGTTCAGTCACATCGACGGCATGGAAATCCGTGCTCTTCCCGATCTCAATGCCCTCGGACACGTCAGCATCTATCACATAGGGAGCCCCTGGCACTGGTTCTCCCCAAACTTGCAGAAGGCCGTCGTTGTCACCCTCGACCTGCGGTTTCTTGGCTATGAATTGCCCGATTGAGGTGATGCAGTCGTAGAACGCGAGGGGCTTGGGGCAGGACTTGATCTTCTCGTAACACTTCATCACGTCGAAAACGGGACGACCGGAGGTCAGGAACGCGCCGCGGGCAGTGGTAGCATACTCCTGCTCAAACACTTCTCTACTGCCTCGGCACTTGTTGATTATGCACCATCTTCGCCATTGCAACTTACTGTCATTGATCCCGTGAGTTTTAACCAGGGTACGTTCGTCATCGGTCCGGATAAATCCAGGCTCAGGATCCATCTCATATTCGTCATGGAGAAACCAGGGCAGAAATACAGACGCCCAATCATTTTCCGCGCTGGCACTATTATTGATCGACATGCACCATGCTGGCTTGCCATTTCTTAGAAAACCTTCATAGGTGTATCGCGCGTCCCAGAAACCATCATAGAACGCGCCGCCTACGCCGTTTGCGGTCCCCTCGGCGACGATCTCTGAGTCTGGGTCTGACTGCGGAACGGCCTGAAATAACGAGGTCAGTAGTTGATCAACAGTATTTGCTGGATATTTGGGCAATTCACTCAAATGCAAATAATTTATCGTCTGTCCTGATCCGGTATTTTCCTCTCCGGCCACGCCGACGCGGATCGCGGACTCCATGCCCTCGAATGCGAGTTCCTTGGCATTGCTCTTCTTGAGTGGTGGCTTCCATTCCGGCAAATCATCAGGGATGTTATTGTGCATCCGCTTAACAACGTCGAACAGGTGGGTTCTGGCTCCGGGCTCATGGGCCACAAAAAGAGCGGTCTTGTTGAAATTGGTGCTGGTTCGATGAAAATTTTCTCCGAGTTGATCTGTGGATATTCCGAATTGGCGACCCTTGAGGATATACATGCGGACTCGGCGACCACGCGCTTTAATGTCGGCCTTTATTTCCGCGATGATCTTTTGGACGGCATTTCTTTTGAGCGGTACGAGGTTGGCCTGTTTGTCAATGATGCGAAGCAGATTCTCGGCATAATACGAATAATCGTCGTGCAGTCGCTGTTCTTTAGCGGCTGTTTCGGGGTCTACGATGGGCGATGCTTCCGTGGCAATCACTATTTCCCCCCCGCACGGCTGAGTCGCAGCATACGTTCGGCATACGTCTCAGTTGTGTGCTCAACGATTTCCTTCAACATCCCGAGGCGGCTCATTTTCAGCTTGAGCAGTTTCTCTTTACTTGATAGTTTCAGTGATGTTCCACCCAGGAGCCCGCCATCCTTTGTCTGTTTTTCCCACGTATCGATTGACTCAACGGCCATT